AATACAACTTTTTTATTACCTTATTTAGCAACACAAATTCATACTTCTTTATCAAATAATACACAAGAACGATTTATACAACACTTTCTACGATTTATCAATAAAACTACAAATGAAATTACTGAAGATAAAGCAATATTATTTCAATTCAAAAAGAACCTTATGGAACTAAAAGAAACAGATACAAAATTTAATGAATGGAAACAACTACACTTACCAAATATTTTACCAAAAGATATAAAAAAATCAATTCACTATGATGTGAAAGTGAAACCATTTGAATATTTGAAAGGTATGTTGTATATGAATTCTGTTTTGGAAAAAATGGAAAGTAAATTATTCCAACCTTTACCATTAAGAAATAATATTATTCCAAAACATATTATTTTAGATACAGCAAGTTTAATTAATTTGTTTTGCCCTGAAAAAGATAAAGAAGGAAAAAAGGTCAAAAAAGGTGAATTATTGAGTAATGTAAAAGATAATCAAAATGAAGTATGGAGTAATTTTTTAGATTTGAAAAATAAAATATTCAAAAATAATTATTATCAGTTTCATAATCAAATACAAACAGACGGAATATCTTGTTGTCTATTATTTATTAGAAAAGATTTGAAAGATAAAAAATGGGGTTCAAAAGTTCCTACTTTACAAGAACAAGAGTTTCATTCTATAGAGGATTTATCAAAAGAACAATTAGATACTTTGAAAGATAGAAATATAGTAGGTTGCGACCCTGGAAAACGCAGTTTGGTATATATGATGGATAAAAATGGGAATAAATTACAATATACAGCACCACAAAGAAAAAGAGAAAGTAAATCAAAAACAAACCAGCGAATATTATTAGTTGAAAGAAAAAGAAATGAAATTATTCAAAAAGAAACTGAATTATCATTTCAAAATAGTAAATCAGTTGATTATGAAAAATTTAAAATATATCTGGTAGAAAAGGATAAATTAAACAAAGAAACTATAGAATTTTACAAAAGAGAAACATGGAGAAAAATGAAATTCAGACAATATAGTTATGGTAAAAAATCCATAGATACATTCCTGAATAAGATTAATGAAACTTTTGGTGAAAACATAATTATTGGTTATGGTAATTGGAGTAGGTCTTCTCAAATGAAACATTTTATACCGACTATGAATAAAGGATTAAGGAAACTAATCCATAAAAAATATGATACAATTACCATAAATGAATGTAATACAAGTAAGAAATGTTGTGATTGTAATAAAGATTTGGAATATTACAAAGATAAAGAAGGGAAGAAAGTATTTAGGTTATTAGTCTGTTCTAACTGCGTGAGTTGCGAAAACAAAAAAATCGTATTTAGAACAAGAGATGCTAATTCTTCCATAAACATAATGAAATTAACTGAAACTTGGATAAAAAAACAAGAGCGACCATTATGTTTTCAAATTTCGTCTTTCACATCTTCAAGTAAAAACAAGGAAGATGAAAAAGTAAGACCATCGTAGGTGAAATTCCTACTATTGATTTTACATTTTTTCTTATATTTTTGCCTAATAAAATGGGCGTTTTAAATGAGAAAAGGTGTAAATATACTACGTATTTCTACGTATTTCTTTTATCTTGCATATAATAGTCCACAGTTTCCACCAATAAACGATAATATATTATAACGCTCTTCAAAAACAGTTAGATTATAATTGTAATCGTATAATTGCCAGTTTAATTTTTTAATACCGATTGGTTTTCCAAATTCATCGTAAATAGTTGAAATATTTGAAGATTCGGTATTTACTGGTGGAACGTATGTCGTTAATTCGAGTTCAATTGTTCTAAATTTACTTAAATTAATCGCACCTGTCGGTTGATATTCAAACGGGCTCGTATTTAAACAAAAATTATAACAATATAATCCATCTACATTACATCCGCCAACAGACCTTCCATATTTTTCAATATACTCATATATTCCACTCGTTAATACATTCTCTCGATATCCACCATCTAAAATGATACCCAATGTTTCTAAAATATTTTTTTGATTATCCGCTTGAAATGCTCCTGTATAAAAGAATCCAGTATTCTCTCCAATGACAGCAGTATTTCCAGATTGATATTCTGGTATAGGTTGAATAAGTGGTCCAAAACCCATACTTATATCATACGGTGCATCGATAATATTTACAGGTAAAGTACCATACGGCCAATTCGTATAATTTGACCATTCATTCCGTAAATTTATATCGTTTCTCTGTAAATAAAACATCCAATTAGCAATCATTCCATTTGATGTTAACTGTACCTTTTGAGAACCAGTAATATTCTGAAATTTATATTCAAAAATATCTTTAATTAAATATATTTGGTCTTCTGCTGCAAAAGATCGAGCTTCTTCAGTCGATAAGAATGCATATGTAGAAATTAGATGAATATCTGCATTCCATATATTTATTTTATTCGTATAGTTATTTGTATTACCTATCGGATCATACATTTCATAAGAAGGTGGAGATTGTAAAAAATAGTACATATTAAATTGCGGTAAGTTAAAATCTGGTTGAACGTATGGGAAATTATTTCCAGAATCGAATACATCTCGTACTTGAAATAGTTCTTGAATAGGTCTAAATGTAACATTTACATATAATTCATTATTTTGGAGAGATACTAATGGAAATGCGCATCTACTATTCATTGTAAACCACGTATTAATTGGAATATATAATTGTCTACCTCGAATAGATGGTTCAGATCCATTGACATTTTGATTTTGATTATCAATTGTTCCTGTAAAAAATGCGGAGGGGTATGTATTTAAACGTGAATGCGCATTTGCAGGATCATAGAGTTCTGGAACATTTCCAGTCATTTTATAGAAAAGCTCTTTTTTAGCAGAAGGAAAATCGCGTTCTACCATATTATATAAGTACTGTCCTGAATATCGTTGAATCATATAATTTCCACAAGTAATTGTAATCTCCTCAATCATCTGTATTCCTAAATTCTTAATCCATTTAAAATCGTATGATGACCATAAATCTCCATTACTACTAGTTGGATTCATAATTGGACTCCATATGTCAGGTAAATTCATGACTATATATGTATCCATTAATAGATCTGCATGTCTTGGTATTTTAAATGAAAATGTAGAAGATTCTGTTAAACGTAAATCCCGTTGTCCATCGTAATCTAGTCGAAATTTTTGAAGACCAAAATTGGTATATTTCGAATATCTTACTTTAAAGAATGTTTTTGTAGGATTTCCAGTTAAAAATACATTATTTGAACCAATAGAAATAAGATTTAGTAATCCACCTGCCATTTATAATAATTGAATATACAATTATTTATATTTTTTATCTTCCAAAGGTATTATATAAATGGATTTTAACAGAAAAATTTGTATTGTATTTATTATAATTATTTTTATCTATATTTTAACACGGCTTTTTCAGAAACGGTTTTCTATCGAGCAGCAATATGAATTAAACACAATTGAAGGATATGAAAATATAACTGTTAATGGTATTCAGAATGGGAATTCTTGTCCAATAAATATACAGGACAATTTAATTGTAAGATTAATGAATGTCACAACACTTACTAGTGTGAATATATCTTCGGCACTATCTTTACGAAATTATGCAGTTAAAGGGTCGATGAATTCAGCATTTGACGGAAAAATATGTTCGACTGATATGATTAATTATGTATTATCGCGTGGTTGTAGATTAATTGATCTAGAAGTTTACCGAGATCCAGTATCTACTTCTACTATTGTATCTGTATCAACTGATAATGATTTCACAACTCCAATTATACAAGAATATCCGCTAACTATATCAGATGCAATTAAACAAATAAGTCAAATTGGATTTAATGGTTATTGTCCAAACAATAGTGACCCATTATTTATACAATTTCGTCCACGTATTCCTACGACAGATAGTATAGTTAACACAGATTATGCTAAAACAATATATACCAGTATACGTGATGCATGTAATGCTTATTTAAAAAGTAAATACTATACTGGAAATGTTGATAATGATATGAAAACATTACTTGGTAATTATAATATCGATATTAGTAAGATTACTGATACAAATAAGGTGAGTGGTAAGACTTTAGTTCCATTATTATTAGGTAAAGTTATATTAATAATGGATACTACTTTATATCCAACATATACAGGTTACTGTTCTGACTTATCAAGTATTATAAATATGGATAACAATCTAGGTGAATCAACCGCTACATTTTCATATGGAAATTTACCAAGTGAAACACCACTTACATTATCTAATGATAAATATTCATGCAGTGTAACCAAAATCAATCAATCTTTATGGATAGATAACAAAAATATTAGTTATCATTCAAACTCGGATTCATTTGAAATATTCAAGAAATTTTCTTGTCAACTAGTACCAATGTTATTTTTTAATAATGGTAGTGATTTATATAATTACGAAATGCTATTTAATAATTGCGGAGGAGGAATTGTACCACTTTCATTAGTATATGGTAAAGTAAATGTAAATGCCGATCCATATATTTCTTATCCAGAACCAGTGTTTGCTTTACCAAATTATGGAAATAATACTCTGTCTATTATAATTATAACATCTTGTTTAGGAATTGCTGGATTTATTATTTATCGTGAAGCATATTGATTAAAATAATATCTCATAATATAGTAGTATATATTCTCATGCCAAAACCTAAATTTCATAATGAATTATGTAATAATAATATGACATTTGATGAATGTGAATTAACTATTCTAAGACAGGCTGTTGACAAGACAACTGAAATTCAAGGAAAGCAGGAGGTTAATAATGAATCTATTCAAAAAATGGTTTTGATTTTAGAAAACTTTCTAATTCGTAAGAAATTGATATGTTATGGAGGGACAGCTATTAATAATATTCTTCCAAAAGATGTACAATTCTACAATAAATCGACCGAACTCCCTGATTATGATTTTTTCTCAAAAAATCCCATAGAAGATGCAAAGGAGTTATCAGATCTCTATTTTAACGAAGGATTTAGTGATGTTGAAGCAAAGAGTGGAACCCATAAAAGAACATATAAAGTATTTGTAAACTATATTCCAATTGCAGATATTACATATATGAATTCAGAAATTTATGATAATTTAGAAAAAGAGGCTATTACAATTTTAGGAATCAGATATTGTCCCCCGAATTATTTACGTATGTCTATGTATTTAGAATTATCGAGACCTGAAGGTGACGTAAGCAGATGGGAAAAGGTAATGAAACGTTTAAATCTATTAAATAAGCATCTTCCTTTAAAAATACATATTGATTGTAAAAAAGTAAAAGATAAAGGTACCAATATCGAACCATCTCTTTTTTCAATTATAAGAGATGAGTTAATCGAACATAAAGCTGTATTTTTTGGAGGATATGCTGCAAACTTATATTCAAATTATATGCCCAAAAATATAAAACGATTATATAGACCCATTCAAGGATTTGATGTACTAGTCGAAAATCACAATGAATGTGCTATTATGATAAAAGAGCATTTAGAAGATATGGGATTTAAAAAAATAGAACTTATTGAACACGAAGAAATTGAAGAAATTATTCCAAAACATATTGAATTACAGATTGATAAACGTTCTTATGTGTTCATTTATGAACCAATTGCTTGTCATAATTATAATGTAGTTGTCATTGATGGAAAAAAGGTAAATATTGCTACAATTGATACTATGTTAAGTTTTTATTTAGCCTTTACATATTTAAATAATGCACATTATGATAAAGATCGAATATTATGTTTAGCGAAATATTTATATGAGGTCGAAGAACATAATCGTCTAAAACAACATAGTATTCTAAAAAGATTTTCGGTTAAATGTATTGGTAAACAACAAGGCTTGAGTGAACTTCGTGCTGAAAAAGCAAAAATATATAAGAAGTTATCTAACAAAAGAGGAACAAAAGAATATGAAAAATGGTTCTTTAGATATATTCCTTCACAATTAAGTGAAAATGATAAAGCTAGTGCTAAGAAAAGAATCAAAGAATATATAGAAGAGGATGAATATATAATACAAAAAATAAAAGAACATAAAGATTATGGAAATGATGAAAATCCAAAGTCTATTATTATAAAATATAAAAGTCCTTCTAGTAAATCGATTAACACTAAGTCTAATAATAAAACATATAAAAAGAAAAAATATAAGAAATATAAAGAAGATAATGTAGATCAGGAACAAGAACAAGAGAATCTAGATCAGGAACAAGAACAAGAGAATCTAGATCAGGAACAAGAACAAGAGGAGAATGTATATAAAAAAGGTAAATATACAAAAAAATGGAATAAAAATGAAAACTTTAAAAATAAAACGCATAAAAATTCAAAGTTTTGGAAAAAGTTCAATAAAATTAAAAATTCTCGTGAAAATGAGATTCCATCTAAAACCGAAGAACCGTGGTTTAAGGGTTGGTTTTAACATTATTCAAGTAATTTATTTACTAAAAATAAATTACTTTATACCGCACAGCGGATGAAGTGGTAATAAATGAATCTAAATTATAATCGGCGTGAGGCTGTACCTATATTACGAACTGTACCTATTCCAGTAGCAGACTGAGAAGCTGGTTTATAGTATACTTGTGCATTATTTGTAAATATTGGCATCTTATATTTTCCAGGATATGTATTTATAATTCTTCCAGGACTAGTTGATACTGGATTTGTAAATAGTAATGAAAGTTTTGGCATTTTATTTATGATGAGAAAATTATATTTCTCCAATATACTCCATTCCTCTATTTAATATCCAAAATAATAATCCGAAAAAAACACTCTTTAATCCTAGCCCATAGATATTAAAATTTCCATCATCGTTATAAATAGCGAGAAATGAAAACCGCTTAAATATTAACGTATTTATTATCGGCATATGAAAAATAAAAAAAATAATCGAGATAATTATCGGTATTCTAAATTCATCGAACCATGTTTCTCTCGATTTTTCTACGCGTTTTTTATTCTCATATTCTTTTAATTTACGATCAGTTGATTGTTGATATTCATCTATATAATCCTTTGTTAATCTAGGATTTGGAACATAGTTTGGTTTAATTTGTTCATCATAAACGAATTCATCTGTACTCATTGGAATATCGCGTTGAGGTAATCTTACTGTCGGATTACTATGTATTTCATTTATTGGAGGTTCGTACATAATATTTTGTTGCATTTTTGGTCCTTCTTGAGTTTGTACTGGAGGTGGTAGACCACCGGTAGGAGGTTGAGCTATCCCATACGGATTCGGGTGTACATTTAACATTGGTTGATAATTATTATTCGATTGTACCTGTGTTGTTCCTAAATCGGGTAAATCTGATATTCTAGTAATTGTAATATTCTCCATTATACAGACTATATAATATCATTTTTCTAAAATTATATAGTTATACGAATTATGTCTTTTGCTTATTCTGTTTCTGTTTTAGAAGAAATTTCAACGGTTTGTTTATTTGGATCACACGGAGTAGCTTCTAATTTATATTTATAGCAGTGTTCTCCATATTTATATGTTTTTCCGTCAATCTCGCTAATAACTGGACCATTAAAGTGAATACAGTTTTTACCTTCACACACTTTTCTAAATAATGTAGCTAATCCAATACCTAATAGTACTGAAATAAAAAATATACCGAGTTCAGTATTTAATAATCTTTTAAAATTCATTTCAAAATACTTATCTATTATATATCTAGAATATTATATATTTTAGAAAATAAATATCTATTAGAAGGAGTTATCCCTGTGCAGGTAACTTTGATATTTGTACATCACTTGTTGGACAGGTTACCTTTTCTTGTTTTACCGCAAAACACGTTCCGGTTGCGTCCTTATATTGAATCGTATCTACATTATCAGGCGTTGGATATACGTAAATTTTACGACTATCTCCTTCAAATATATATACGAAAAATATACCAATTGCTAAACTAATAAAAAATACAGGGAAATTGATAAATTTTAAAATATTCATAATTATACTTGTTATATTCTACTATATTCTTTATAGATATTTTGAGAGAATCCATTTTTTTCATTTATTTATTTCTTTGATTTTTTCTTTTTATTTTTCTTAGGAGCGGAAGATGCAGTATTTGATTCATCTATCCAATCATCATTCGGTTGCATTGGTTTCGCTGAACTCTTTTCTTGACCCTCATCTCCATCTATCTTAAATACTAAATTCTCGGGATTCGTTTGGGATGGTTCTAACTTAGTTTTTGCCTGTAATTTATTACGCATTCTCTCCTTGATAGATTCAGCTTGCATCATACGTGTCATTGCACCTTTGTCGAACTTTGCTCCCTTACCTGACATTCCCTTTGTCATATTTCGCATCATATCTTGAAATTCTTTACCACCGCCCATCTCTTTCATCTTTCCCATAATATCTCCTGCCTCTTTCATAATTTCAGTTTGAGAGATTTCACCACTTTTCATTTTTTTATCGATTTTTGAACTTACACTTTTTAATAATTCCATCATTTTTGCGGGATTACGCATAATTTTTTTTAAGATATCTTGTGTTGATTTTAACTCTTCATCTTCTTTCCCGCCAAACATCTCCATTACATCTTCGCTTAATTCCTCGGCTAATTCTTTTGCTAAAGCACCAATTTTACCTCCAAATAGATTCTTTATATGGTCATTTAAATCATCTGGATTTGGCATGGAGGATGTATCTATACCAGAAATATCGGGCATATTCATATTATTCTCAAACATCGATTTGAATCCATCGACATTCTCTCCATCTATACCAGAAGATTTAAAGAAATCCGAGAGACTACCAATTGTCTCTGCTAACTTTGAATGTAAATCTTCTTCATTGATTCCATCAAATAAATTTGCGGCATTTCCAAATAGTGATTTATTTTCTATTCCAGTCATAATTGTTACCATAATTAGTTGTAGATATTTCCATATTGTCTTTTTAGTAAGTTCTGAAATATCATCTACTTGAAATAGTAATCTAAAATCTACATATGGTAAAAATAATGTATTTGCGGGTACTTTATCTGGAGTATTTATATCATTAAATATTTCGTCATTCTGATATAATATATCGAAGAATCTCTCGGGATAAACGGTTAAACAATATTTATATAAGTCATCGTAATCCGCCGTAGATGTTTCGAGAGATTCCCATTTTATCCATAGATATTTATATTCTGGAAAGGTACGTGATAGATCTGTTGTAAAATCACGGATTATAGAAATAAAATTCTCGGGTGTTTTTGGAACTTCCATTATATTCTATAAAGAATTTTTATTTTTTATACTGTTATTTATAAAAAATATCTTTAGGTTTTGAGAGATTCTCTCGAATATCATTTCTATTGTTTCCGTTTATATAAATTATATTCATAGATAAACTATCTAAGATAATATATACGCCGCATATGAAAGATATAGATTATAATTTAAGAAAACTACACTTTAATTTTGAAGCTATTCTCTCAATCATTAAAGAAATGAATCTTTCTAAAGTTGTTCTTTCTGAAAAAATCGCAGAGTTTAGCACGATGTATACAGAACTTGTTAAAACGAATAATACAAAGATTTTTCTATTTTGTCTAGATTCTCTCTATTTCCAATATAAATCTTCTATGATGGATCTAAATGCGATGGAAAATAATCGGAAGTTTATCATGAATCGTATGTATTGCGATTACTATAAATTATATCATTTAATTATTTCGGATTTGAATGAAAAAAAGATTCTAATTCTTGAATTAAAAACGTATCCAAAATATAAAGATTTAGATATTCTTCTTGAATATAATTTAGATACTATTGTTAATCTTCACGCAGAGATTCTAGATATTCTTTATAAATTATACGAAAAATTAAAAACGAACAGCGTCAGTATTCAACAACATATAGATACAAAAACGGTTCTCTCTATTTCGAATTTCTTAAATACGTTAAAATATGAAAACGGAGTTTTAGAAAATCAAATTATATTATATATTAATTATTTATCGTTTTTCCATTTCTCTCAAAAAAAAATGTTAATAAAACTGTATTCTAAAATGTCCGAATTTAATCGTGATATGGAAGAATATATGGGATTTAATCGTATTATTTCTATCGATGATATCAATAGTATTTATAATGATGAATCGAATCGAGGAGAGGAAAATGATTACTCTGATTCAGAAACATCAGAAGTTGAGAATAAAGTATCGAAAGAATCGAAAACGCCGTCTATATCAGAACATGTAAATGAAGAAGATAAATCGGGATATGAAAATGAAGAGAACATTACTATTACCACCGAGATTATAGAATTGACACCAGAAACAAAAAATATTCAATCTATACTAGAAAATAAAGTTGAAGAAGTTGAAGAAGTTGAAGAAGATAGTACAGGAACAACAACAACTATTGTAGGAGAAGTTCAAGAAGATGAATCTCTCGATAAATAATGAGTCTATTTATTTTGATAAATCTCTGTCTATATATATTAACAGATGAATATCGAAATAAAGACACCTCGAAAAAAAAATATTGTTTTAGATAAAAAAGAAGAAACAAAAGATGATAGTACACCAGAAAATACTCAAGATGCAATTTCGTCATATGATTCGAGTGCCATGATAAAACCTGCGGAATGGTCTAGTGGTAATGAATCTATTTTAGTTGAATGGTGTGATGTTGCACAGTGTTATAAATGGTTAAATTACCAATCCTATCTAAAATATTCTTTTTGGCAAGCATGGTTTACGATTCCAGTTATTATTATGTCGACGATTACTGGTACTGCGTCTTTTGCTCAATCTAGTTTTACTGAAGGAGAACAATTTTACGTACAGTTCGGAATTGGTGCGGTAAATATTTTTGTCGGTATTTTAAGTACTATCTCTCAATATCTTAAAATCTCTCAATTAACCGAAGCACATAGAGTTTCGTCCATTTCATGGGATAAATATGCACGTAATATTCGGATAGAATTAGCGAAGACGCCTGAAGAAAGAATGGATGCCGCGCATTTTATGAAATTAAGTCGTCATGAATTTGACAGATTAATGGAAACTTCGCCAATGATTCAACAAGATATAGTAGAAGATTTTAAAAAGCATTTTAAAGGGGAAGAAGGGAGTGAACAACATCGATTATACGTTGAATTACGTAAGCCAGATATATGTGATACAATTACCTCCGCGAATGTATATCGAAATAAATGGTTTGAACGTTCTAATAAACCAGAACTTGTTTTAACAAATCCGAGGTTAGAAAAAAACAATATATTACCTATAATCAATACTCAACAAATTTTTAAAGATAATATATTTACGATTGCGAAAAAAATGAAAATAAATAAAGAGAAAATCGAGAAATATATCGACAGTTTTAAAGATATTTATGGTAGAAATCCGTTAAAAAGTGAAGTTCTTGATCATTTTCAGAATGATATTGATATTGTAACATTAGATAGATATTTCGAATCATCTACTATACTAGACGACTCCAATGTGTAATATTTATCCTAAAAAATTCAATACGTAAAATTGAAATAATTCTACCAGTATTATACTATTTATACTATTTAAGAATATGACAATTGCTAGAATTGGTAGAATTTCTAAGGTCGCTAAGGCGGTTAAAGTTACCAAAGTTACCAAATTATTCAAGACTCAAACTAAAGAAAAATCTAAAGAGTTTATCGGAGTATATTGTCCATGTAATCCAGATAAACCTATACGATGGAACTACTGTAGTGTTTGTAGACCAAGTCAGGCGATTGCTCATCAAAATAGAACAAACATGAATTTTCTCGTTAAGAAAGATGTTGATAAAGAAGATTTACAGATAATCCAGGGAGCGTTTTATGGTATTCTAAAAGAAGCAAATATGTTCCATTTAAGACGTAAAGATCTATCCTCAGAACAATGGAAATATATTTATCCAAAAGTTAATGTTATTTTAAAAAAAACATTAAATAATTACTCTGTTATGAAGTTTAAAAATCATAACGTATATGGTTGTGACTTTAGATTCTTTATTTTTAACATTTCGCGGCAATTAAAACCTGGTTGGAAAATTCACCAAAATCGTAAAGGTATTTGGGATATTGATCATAAGATACCATGTGCTAGTTTCGATTTAACGAAAGAAAAATATAGAAAACAATGCTTTTATTTTACAAACTATAAACCGATGGACAGTATGAAAAATAAACAGAAAGGTTGTAAGGTGAATTAGTTAAATATACACGTAATTACTTTAATATTTTGAATAAATCGTATTGTTTTATAAATAAGTATTCTGTATTTTGATATATAAATTCATTAAATAAATAAGGAGAAGTAAATTTAGCAGAACCAAATGAAAAAGATGAATCTTTTAATATAATAGAAATATCTGACTTGTCTATAAATATCAATGCTTTTACTAATTCTTTTTCTATTGATGTTGATAAAATTGGTGTTTTAGAAAATAAAAAGAAATTTCCTTTATTCTTAATATACGATCTAGGTATTAAACTAGTAGATGAAAACTCAATTGATAATATATTTTGATATTCTCCAGAATCTGTTATTTGAGATAAATACATTACAATAGGTATAGGAGCTTCAGTTAAAAATGCAGTATAAATTGTTTTTATATAAGGATTTTCTATTAAAAAATTATTAATATATGATGATGTTTTTTCAATCTCAGCAATTGTTACCCAATTTGTATCTTTTGGTAAAACTGATATTTCTTTAAAATCTAGAATTACATATATTATATTATTTTGATAATATGGTATAACTCCCTTGAATATTTTTTCAATATTTATTTCAGGAGAGTATTGCTGTTCTGTAGGTACTTCACTATATGGATCTGTAGGTAGTATAGGTGGTACAGGTACTTGACTATATGGATCTGTAGGTAGTGTAGGTGGTACAGGTACTTGACTATATGGATCTGTAGGTAGTGTAGGTGGTACAGGTACTTGACTATATGGATCTGTAGGTA